GATATTATTGAGGTGTATTGTAGTGTTTTATCTTTTACATGCCCAAATTCAATTTATATAATAAATGAATATAATAATTTATTAAAATTTGCTGATGTTAAGTCGGGTGTACTCATACCGAGTTTGCTCTATCCTTACTTTAGACTAATGCATATTTAAAATGCGCACTAGTCTTTATTCGACGCGCATTTTCTTACATACTAGTCTTCCGATTAACTAGGAGTAAAGGTAGAATGCCTTCAGGTGGTGGACTTTTACAATTAATTGCAAAAGGAAAACAAGATGTATTTTTAACAGGAAATCCCCAAGTTACTTGGTTTAAAATGGTTTATCGTCGTTATACAAATTTTGCGATTGAATCACAGGCTATTTTTTTTGATGGTAATGCAGATTTTGGAAAACGTATTACATGTATTATACCTCGCCGTGGAGACCTTCTTGGTGCTCTTTATTTAGAAGTTACACTACCAGAAGTTTATCTTACAGACGGTTCACTTGCATCTTATGTAAATTCTATAGGGCATGCATTAATTGAAGAAATATCAATTGATATTGGGGAGCAAGAAATTGATAAACAGACCGGAGAATGGATGGAACTATGGTCTGAACTATCCGTACAAGCTGGCCGACGGGATGCCTTTAATGCAATGATTGGAAGAGAAGATGGAACTCTTCCACCTCAAAAAACATATCCTCCAGATACTGCCGCTGTTTCAATTTATGGTACATATCAATATGGTGCCCAAAAACTATATATTCCACTGCAATTCTGGTTCAATAAGAATCCTGGCCTCTATCTTCCCCTTCTTGCAATGCAATATCACACGGTTCGTCTAAATCTAAAGTTACGTTCACTTCAACAAATGGTTTATACAGCCGGGCCACTCAATGCAAATCAAAATTGTGCAACAACACCTCAAGCAAAGGACGCTCACATTATTGATATAAAATTATATGGTGACTACGTACATTTAGATGTAGAAGAACGTCGTAGATTTGTTTCAAATAGCCATGAATATCTTATTGAACAGGTTCAATATACACCAAAAGTAAGTATACCGGCAGGCAATCCTACGGCATCTGTTGCTCTTGAATTTAATCATCCACTTCGTGAAATCGTTTTTGTGCTTCAACGTGATGTCATGGAAAGCTATAATGAGTGGTTTAACTATAGTAGCGTATCGATACAAGAACAAGGTGTAAGACGTGATATGCTACAGCAAGCAGTTTTACAGGTTGATGGGTACGATAGATTTGAAATTCGTGATGCTGGATATTTTAGACTCGTACAACCATATCAATATCACACGAATGTTCCGACAAATAATTTCATATATGTATATTCATTTGCTCTTCGCCCAGAAGAATTACAACCATCGGGCTCTTTAAACGCAAGTCGCATTGACACAATGAAGTTACTTGTTGCTCTCCGACCCGATCCAAGTCCTTCAATTCCTGTAGGCGATCCCAATTATGTACCACCTCGTGGAAATTCAAGTATACGAGTCTATACTACAAATCATAATGTATTAAGAGTTGTAGATGGGTTTGCAGGACTTGTCTTCAAAATCTAAGCATTGTTTAAACCAGAAGGGACTATGAGTCTACCAGCAATTCCATCAATTTCAGGTGTTCCATCAGTTCAATCTTTATTTAATGCAAATGGTATAACACTTGGAAAAGTACCTTTAATGCTTTTAACAGCCTTTCCACCAACCGGTTATATAGGGTTAAATTATTCTGCAGTAGGTCTTTCAACTACTGCCTTTATTAAGGCAGCAGTCTACGGTCTAGGTATTGTAATAGGAATTTTTGCAAATCGTCTATATATTAATAGCGTAGCAAAAATACTTTCATATATTCTCATTTTTGCACCACCTTGGTATATTTTTGACTGTATTCAAATATTTTTAGATCCTAAATTTAATGAAAATGGCTTTGTTTTACCACTTCCAATAAATATAATACCTTCTGGAGGAACAAAAAACGGTTCATGGAAACTTACATTTCCCCTCTTAAGTTTAATTCTTGCTGCAGTGTCATTTTCTGGGCTTGCCTTTGTAACTGAATATCTTCCTTCAAACCTTAAAGATTCAATTGGTAAATATACTGCCTATGCTACAGTAGGTGGTGGCGCACTTTTTATACTTGCTGCAGGAGTTGGATTACTTATGCAAAAACCTGCTATTGGCTCAAGCACAACTAATACATCTGCGTTAGGCACAGGTCTAGGATCAGTACCAGGTCTAGGATCAGTACCAGGTTTAGGATCAGTACCAGGTCTAGGATCATTGGCGGGTTTGATGAAGGGCGGTGGTAATAGTCTTCCCCCACTATCTTCTTTTATTGACAATTTAAAACCTCAATCTGGAGGCTCACAAGAAGATATACCCTTTCTTGGAATCTTAGGGCTCATTATTTTAGGAGGATTTAGTTTAAATTTTCTTAGGTCTAAACAATAAATACTATATGACATTATAGCATGAAATATTTAATGAACCACGAAGAGTTTGAAGGGCTTCTTGGACGTGGAGAATATGTATACGCAACTTTACCGAAACTTACTATTGTATATTTTACAGCAACATGGTGTGGTGCGTGTCGCAATTTAAATATGCCAATTATTGAATCTGAAAATCAGGATGTTAATTGGCTAAAGTGTGATGTTGATCAAAATAGCCATACTACGGGATATTGTGAAGTTCGAGCTATTCCATGCTTCCTTGCAGTTAAGGATAAAATAATTGTTGGTAAGTTTCAGAGTAGTGATACTACTAAGGTTAATGAATGGGTAAAAAATCTTACAACCCTATAGTAATGAATATTCACATAATAATATCGATTTTATATATTACACTATTTGTTCCTCTTTTATTATATGTTGGGTTTCAACGAGCCGCAACTCCTGAATGGGTCTATAATATACTATATGGGCTTGGACTAACTCTTTTTGTCTACAGTGGTTATACTACTATTGTAGGACTTTATGCAAAATCTTCAAGTTTATGGGTTAGTCTTTTACATTTAGTTTTAATTGCACCTCTTCTTCTTTGGGTTGGCTACAATTCCAAAAAAACAGAACGGCCCTTTTATGAACTATTTTTAATTGCAGGATTTGGTGCCTTAGGATATCATATAAAAAATATTGTTGTCAATATTGACATGATTAAACCTAAAGAATAGACGTGAGTTCTTGCTGTCGCTCGTTGTCTAGACCACTAATACATTTAACAGTATGGTAATGAAATGCAGTCAATGACTTCATTTCCTTAAGGCATACATTACATTTATAGTTTGAACCAGTATGATCTAAAATGGCCTTGATTTCATTCGTACAATGCTTCCTTACATAATGGATTAGAAGATTTGCCTTTGTTAGCGTACCCTTATAAATACATAGTTTAGATGGACACTTATAATCACGCTCCTGATCTTCATGATTATGAACTTTTTTATGAAGATTCAGTGTTGATGCGTGAAGAAATTGCTTATTACACGTTGAACACTCAAATGGTAATTTACCTTCATGAGTTTTCAGATGATAATGCATGGCATTTTGGTGGACATATGTTTTAGAACACTTTTCACAAATAAAATGGCCGTCTGAGTTTTTGGTATATGTGTATACCATGGCTACAACATATATTTCTAATTTTATAGTTTCAATTTTTTAAAAATCCGGTCTAAACATACTTTTAGAATTACTATTTAATGATTACAATTCTTACACTTGCAATAGGACATGATTATTGCAAAGGTTTAAAAGATTGTTTAGATTCCAAGAGAATTTATGCTTCTAAACATGGGTATAATTATATTCAAGGTGGTGAAAACTATTGGGATAGAGATAGACCTATTGCATGGTCAAAGATACCTTTTATTTTGTCAGTATTAGAGAATTTAGAAGAAAATTCAATCGTCTGGCTTTCTGATGCAGATGTATTAATTACAAATTATATGTTGTCTATTGAATCACACATATTGCCACATTTTCCTGAGGATAAAGATATGCTTATGTGTATTGATGCGTGCGCCCATATAAATTCTGGAAATATTTTTTTTAGAAATAATAAATGGGCACGGGATTTTTGGAAGCGTGTTGGTGAACAAACCGATTTATTATATCATATATGGTGGGAAAATGCTGCAATTATTAAACTTTTAGAAACTAATGCAGAAGACCTTGCGCATGTAGAAATTACTTCCGATCACACACGATTTAATTCTTATATTCAGGGAATCAAAGATCAGCCTCTTTGGAAACCTGGGGATTTCTTAGTTCATTTTGCAGGTATTTATAATATTTCAACAATTTCTAATTATTCTAAAACCATAATGCGGATAAATTAAATCAAAGCACTAAATATAGTATGGCTACTGGTATGGCTCCTCCTCACATGGGTACTCCTACAATGCCTGGAATGTCATCTACATCGACAATGATGCCTGGAATGTCATCTACATCGACAATGATGCCTGGAATGTCATCTACATCTACAATGATGCCTGGGTCC